AGAAATTATGAATGGTGGCGGAGGTGATGAAGAGTCATTAGACGGCATGGATGATGAAGCCGGTGCATTTGCGGGCGGTGATGACATGGATAATCCAGAAGGTGATGAAATGATGGAAGCAATCACGCTGAAACCTGTTAAAGGACTATATGGTTCTAAAATTGGTGGTGACGATGGTCAGCAAACAAAAAGCACCGTAAGATTTAATTCGGGTCAAAATGGTATGGCAAGCAAACCTTTTGCACTAGGTGGTAAATCAGAATCAGTACCAACAAGTCCAAAAGGGCCAAGCAATTATGGCAGTAAAGGTGAAACGCAAGTTAAAGGCGCGGGCTCATTCAAAAATGTTCCTGCACAAGCCAAGCAAGATTTAACAGCGGCACCAAAGCCAACGACAACGCAAGCGGCTGGAGTTAATACCAAAAGCCCATTAGCCGAGTCACGAAGAACAGTACGTAAAACTACTAGATAAGGAATCTGAGAGTAATGGCTTATCTCAAAGAGCAACTGACTTTCGGTCAAGCCGGTATGGTTCTTGAAAGTTCAGGTGAGGGAAATGCAAAGTCCCTTTATATGAAGGGCATTTTCATTCAGGGTGGGGTAAAAAACGCAAACGAGCGTGTTTACCCCATTTCTGAAATTGATAGTGCAGTAGAGACTTTGAATAAACAAATTACTGAAGGTTATTCTGTATTAGGTGAAGTAGATCACCCAGATGACTTAAAAATTAACTTAGACCGCGTATCACATATGATAACATCTATGTGGATGGACGGAGCAAACGGTTTTGGTAAATTAAAAATATTACCAACTCCAATGGGGCAGTTAGTAACTACCATGTTGGAAAGTGGTGTTAAACTAGGCGTATCTAGTCGAGGTAGCGGAAACGTTAACGACTCTGATGGCCGTGTCAGTGACTTTGAAATAGTCACAGTGGATATCGTTGCTCAACCGAGCGCACCTAATGCATACCCTAAGGCTATTTATGAAGGCATGATCAACATGAAACATGGTCATAAACTCTTAACTATTGCAAAAGATGCTAAAGGCGATAAAAAAGTACAGAGATTTCTTAAAGAGGAAGTTAAACGCCTAATTAATGATCTCAAAATTAAAAAAGGGGAATAAGTATGTTTGATGCTATCAAACCATTACTTGAAAGTGGATTAATTAATGAAGAAATCGGGCAGGAACTTAATGAAGCCTGGGACTCTAAATTGGTTGAAGCACGAGAGCAAGTACGCACAGAACTAAGAGAAGAGTTTGCAAATCGTTATGAGCATGATAGAATCGTGATGGTAGAGGCACTAGATAAAATGGTTACTGAAGGCCTTAGTTCTGAAATTGTAGAATTTCAGAGCGAACGTCAAGCAATGAATGAAGACCGAATTAAAGCAAAAATTAAACTACATGAATCTGCTACTAAATTCAATGATTTTATGGTTGTTAAATTAGCCGAAGAAATCAAAGAATTGCGTAAAGATCGTAGTATCCAAAAAGAAAATCAACAAAAAGTAGGACAATTTATTGTTCATGCTTTATCCCGCGAAATTAAAGAATTCGCACAAGATAAACAAGCTGTTGTTGAATCTAAGGTTAAATTAGTTGCTGAAGGTCGTAAACAATTAACTGCATTGAAAGCACGTTTTGTCGCTGAATCTGCTAGTAAATTGAATTCAATTGTAACTACTCATCTAAAGGGTGAACTACATCAATTAAGAGAAGACATTAAAATTGCTAGAGAAAACAATTTTGGTCGTCGGCTTTTTGAAGCATTTGCAGGAGAATTTTCAGTAACTCATTTAAATGATAAAGCTGAAACTCGCAAATTAATGGCTAAACTAGGTGAAAAAGAAACTCAACTAGCAGAGTCTATTAAATCGGTCAACGCAGTTAAAAAACTGGTTGAAGGAAAAGAACGTGAAGTTCGTATGATTAAAGAATCAAATCTAAGAGAAAAAACAATGAGTGATTTATTGTCTACTCTCAATGAAGAGAAATCTGGAGTTATGATGGACTTACTAGAAAGTGTACAAACTAACAAGTTGAAAGTCGCTTTCGATAAGTATTTGCCAGCAGTTCTTAATAATGGTAATGAGAAAAAGATTGCAAAATCTGCTTTGAATGAATCTATTATTACAGAAATTACTGGTAATAAAGCTGCTAAACAAGAAGTTGATATCTATGAACGTGATAACGTAATAGACATTAAACGTCTAGCAGGGCTGTGAAATAAAGACATACATTAGGAGATATATAAAATGTCAAAAGTATTATTAGAAGGCCGTTGGAACGAAACCAAGGACGCCCTGTTAGAAGGTCTAAAAGGCAACCGTCGTTCAACAATGGGTGTTATTTTAGAAAACACAAAAAGACAGTTACTTGCTGAATCTTCAGCCGGTACTACAACAGCTGGAAACATCGCTACATTAAATCGTGTGATTCTTCCGGTTATCCGTCGTGTCATGCCAACCGTTATCGCTAACGAATTGGTAGGCGTTCAGCCAATGACAGGTCCAGTTGGTCAGATCCATACATTGCGTGTTCGCTATGCTCAGTCCTTAACAGACAACAGCGCAGCAGCAACTAGTGTTACAGCTGGTCAAGAAGCATTGAGCCCGTTCATGATTGCTCAGGCGTATTCACGTACTCCACAAGCAACAGGTTCAACTAGCAGCTATACTGCAAATAATACCGCTGCCCTTGAAGGCAATGGCGGTAAACAAATCAGTGTGCAAATTCTACGTCAAGCCGTTGAAGCGAAATCACGTAAATTGCAAGCACGTTGGACATTTGAAGCTGCTCAAGACGCACAAAGCCAGCATGGCATTGACGTTGAAGCAGAAATTATGGCTGCTTTGGCACAAGAAATTACTGCTGAAATTGACCAGGAAATTCTATTGTCATTACGTACTTTAGCAACCACTGAGTTTACATTCAATCAGGCAACCGTATCTGGTACTGCTACATATGTTGGTGATGAACATGCTGCATTGGCAGTTCTTATCAATCGTGTTGCTAACTTGATCGCTCAACGCACCCGTCGTGGAGCAGGTAACTGGGCTGTTGTATCTAGTGCAGCGTTAACGGTTCTACAAAGTGCTACAACTTCTGCATTCGCTCGTACTACAGAAGGTACTTTTGAAGCACCAACAAATACAAAGTTTGTTGGTACCTTAAACGGCGCTATGCGTGTATTTGTTGACTCTTATGCACCTGATACACAACCTGTATTGGTTGGTTATAAAGGCTCTTCAGAAACAGATGCAGCGGCATTCTATTGCCCTTACATCCCGTTGATGAGTTCTGGTGTTGTTCTTGATCCAACAACGTTCGAACCAGTCGTATCATTTATGACAAGGTATGGCTACATAGAATTAACGAATACCGCTAGTTCTTTTGGTAATGCTGCGGATTACGTTGGTGAAATAGCTGTTGCAAATTTAACATTCCAATAAAATTTGGGTTGTTTGTTTTGTCAAACAAAGAGGGTGCTTCGGCACCCTTTTTTGTTATTGCATAAATACAATATAACAATGGAATATTTATGTCATCAGAATTATTCAACAGTATAACCGGTTACTCTGTAGGGATTCCACCAACATTGGTTGTAAATTCGTCAGGTACAATATTAACTAATGTTGATAACGATTATGTAACTGCAAACACTGTACTTGCTAATATAGTACAGTCTCCACTAACTACTAAAGCATCTAGTGCTACAGGCACAATTGGACAAATATGCTGGGATGCTAATTATATATATGTTTGTACTGCAACTAATACATGGAAAAGAGCCACATTAACCGGCGGATATTAATATGATTACAATAGAATTATTACACACCCTTTGTCCTAAAACAAAAGATAGCATTCTAACTACATATATTGAACCGTTGAATACTGTAGGTGAATACTATGACATGTTTGTTAATACAAATAGAATAGCAGGGTTTTTAGCGCAAATCGCACATGAGTCCGGAGGATTCAATTTTGTAAAAGAAAATTTAAATTACAGTGCCAAAGGATTAATGACTACCTTTAAGAAATACTTTCATGATGAAGCAACTGCAAAAAGATATGAACGCAAACCCGAAATGATTGCCAATCGTGTATATGCTAATCGTATGAAAAACGGAGATGAAGCCAGCGGCGACGGATATAGATTTTGTGGTAGGGGATTAATTCAATTAACCGGTAGAGATAATTATACTAAATTTGCCCTAGCATTAGATTTATCAATTGAAGATACTGTTGCATATTTAGAAACTCCAAACGGTGCTGTGGCAAGTGCAGGCTGGTTTTGGGATAATAATAAATTAAATCAATATTGTGACAGTGGTGATTTTGTAACACTGACAAAAAGAATTAATGGTGGGACCATTGGATTGGAAGATAGAAAACATCATTATGAGATAGCATTGGATATGCTGCAAAGATAATATGGCACAGCCTATTTGGAACACCCCCGCCGGATCTTTGGGAACATTTCCATCATTGTTACCGGTTACTTTTCAATTATCAGCATCAGCACAGTCACCTGCATCATTCATATCATATGCATTATTATGCGGAGTACTACCGCCCGGATTATCATTAGATCAAGATGGATTAATAACTGGCACCCCTACTTTAGTTACATTAGCAACAACTAGTACTTTTACGGTACGTGTTACTGATAATTTAAATAATTTAAGAGATAGAACATTTTCTATGGTTGTATTAGGAGCTGCAATTCCAAAGTTTACTACTCCCACTGGATCTTTATTAAGTGTACAAGATAGTATTTGGGTTGAAATTCCAATTCAATATTCTAATCCTGATGTTAACAATACTGTAATTATATCCCTAAAAGAAGGCTTATTGCCGTCTGGGCTAGAAATAAATGAATCAGGTATTATTAGAGGATATCCAAACCCACCAATACTTAATATAACATTTCCGTTAATAGTAACAAGTGCTTCTCTCACAACTGCATCAACAAATATTATAACTTGTTTAAGTACAACTGGATTTGCTTTGGGTAGAATTGTACTTTTTTCCAGTAGCGTCGGGACAATATCATCCACTACCACATATTATGTTAAAAGTATAATTAATAGTACCGAATTTACTGTTTCTACTACCCAAAATGGTCCAACTTATTTAGTTACAGACGCCGCAGGGTATATGACAGTTACTTTACCGACTACTAGTGTAGGTCAGCCAACAATAAGAACATCATCTTTTACATTAAAATTAGAAAGTGCATTAGGCACTGCTGTGGCTGAATATCAACTTACAGTTATTAATCAAAATACTCCAGTAAGCCAAGGGGGTCCGGGCAAAATACCAAATTCAAGAAGTCCGGTTATTTTAAATACAAGACCCACTACATTTAATATTTTACCAACTAATGAATATTATGGATATTATTTTACACCGCCCAAAGAAAGTGGAACATTAACTACCCCGTCTGCTACTTCAACTTTTATTGGTACTGCTCAAAGTGATAATTATTTTGCATTTAAAATAATAGGAAAAGACTTTGATAATTCTGTAATTTCATATTCTTATTCAGGATTACCAAGTGGAATGATAGGGAATACAACAACTGGTTGGATAACTGGTACTCCAATTTTAGGGTCAACTGGAATTAACCAATATAATTTTTCAGTTGCTGTATTAAAAGGACCGTTTATAAGTGAATATGTTGAGTTTTCATATAAAATAAGTAATGGGCTTGATGGTATTGTTACTTGGATTACTCCAGCTAATATGGGAACAATTTATAACGGAACAATTAGTACATTAAATGTATTAGCAACTGCTCAAGTAGAACTATATTATGACATTGTGTCAGGTTCACTTCCTCCTAATTTAGAATTATTATATAATGGAGAAATAACCGGATATGTTGCGGATCAACCCACTAATCAATTTTTAATACTAAACGAAACTACTGATTTTACTGTTACTATACGAGCATACTCTCCTGACCATCCATTAATAAATTCAAATAAAACATTTACTATATCTGTTTTACAACAATATAATCAACCAACAGATATATTATATATTAACGCTACACCTAGTATTACAGATAGAAATATAATAAATTCATTGTTAACTAATACTACCTTGATTCCTACTATAGATTTATATAGAGCAACTGATATATATTTTGGTAAAGCAACTAGTGTTATATATGAACATTTATATGGTGTATATTCTAGCGATTTAGATGAATATATTGCCGCAGTGACACAAAATCATTATTGGAGAAATATAACATTGGGTGAATTAAAAACCGCTGTTGCTAAAAATAGTGCTGGTACTATTATATATGAGGTTGTATATAGTGAAATCATTGATAATTTAATAAATCCCAGCGGTGTAAGTGTTAGTAGTGAAATATATTGGCCAACTCCTATTAATTTATTTCAGGGTTCTTGGTACACTAGTGTAGATGATATATATACTAGTTATGTAAATATATTTGGTCAAGAATATTATACTAGTTTAACTCCTGGTTCGGCTAGAGTGTTATATCCAAATAGTTTAATTAATATGCGTAACAGAGTGTCAGCAGTTTTGGGTCAAGAATATAATTCTTCTTTATTACCTCTATGGATGACTAGTCAACAAGCAGATGGTAATACATTGGGATATACACAAGCATGGGTTATTTGTTATACCAAACCAGGTAAAGCAATTACTATTAAAAATAATATAAATGACAATTGGGCATATAAATTAAATCAAATTAATTTTAATATTGATAGATTTACTGTGGATAAAAGCACCACATATAACTATGATAAAACTACTAATCCTCCTACTTGGACAGGATTGCCCAGTGCTACCCCAGTACCGGATCCATTAAATAGTAAAAATTTTCATGTATTATTTCCACATAAAACTATTTTACCAAATGAATCTCAATACTAAATACTTCATGGAATATAGAATATGAGTACAATTAATACTAATGCATTAGATGTCAATTATCCAATACCGGGCGTTAATAACAACAGTCAGGGATTTAGAGATAATTTTGCATCTATAAAAACTAATTTAAACACCGCTGCCACTGAAATTACAGATTTACAAAATAAAGTAGTAGTTAAATCAGCGTTGAGTGGGAGTTCATTAAACAACGATATGGCTAATACAATTATTAGTAATGCTGCAACTAGAAGTTTTAGAGCAACTACTTATAATTTAGGGAATAGTTTGTCAGGAACTGTATTAGTAGATGTATCATTGGGAGATGTTCAATATGGTACCGTTGCAGGTAACATAACATTTCAATTTGGAAATTGGGCCCCAACTGGAACGCAAAGTAATGTTCAACTGCAATTGGCAATAAGTAATGCTAATTCATTTATATCTTTCCCTAGTGAAATGATAATAAATGAAAACACCGGCGTAACAACTTTAGAAAATTTTTCAAATATTGCAGGTGTGGCTACTGTTTCTATTCCGTATAATATTAGTCAAATTGATTATAGAATAAGTACCGTTGATTGTGGAAATAGTTTGTTGGTAGAACCCTATAACAGACCAAGAATAGATACTCAAATTCAAAATAATCGTCTTGTTCCCCCAACTGGATTTCGAGGAGATGTGCCTGGCACTGTAGTAGCAAGTCAGTCATTGGATCAACTACCCATAACTATTTCCAACGCCGCAGATTATTTTACTACTACAGGAAATACGACACAATTATATACTGATATGCCTATTACTTTTTCCGGCACCAGCTGTGAAGCAAGTATCGCCGTTGGAACAACATATTATGTTAGAAATGTCGTTTCTGCTACTACGTTTTCAGTTTCTTCTACGTTAGGCGGCGCCAATGTTAATTTAGCAGGTAATTCGTCATTAACTAGTACAATGTACGGGAATCCGGTAAATTATGTTTATATATGTACTGACACATATAATTCTACTAGTTATTTAAAAAATGTTAGCAATACTACAGTGACTACTAATGCTGTCACGTTAGATAATATAACTAATTTAACAGTTAATGCTCCAATTATTTTCACTGCCAACATAGGTGGAATATATGCTAATACAGTATATTATATTAAAGCAATATCTAACACTAGTCCAAATATTACAGTTAGTCAATCTAGAACCAATGGAGTTGCTGACACCGTGGTTACTTTAAGTTCTAATTCAACTGCTACTACTGCAACAGCATATGTAGGTAATGATATATGGAAAAAAATAGTTACCACATCTTGGTAATAAATATATGAGTGGAACACCCATTCATATCTAATCTTAAAGACAAGTCAGTAGACGAGTTGCAAAAAACTATATCAGAATTAACGGGCAAATTGTCATTTGCTTATAGAATCTTGAATCAACCATTAATACATCAACTACGCATGGCTATAGAAAGTTATAAAGTAGAATATAATCGTCAAATGGATGAAATGATTAAAAAACAAGAAATACATAATAAAATTCAAATAAACAAGGATAAGTAAATTGAACACAATGCGTCATAGAATAAAACAACATTTTGCTTTTCAAGCAGCAGTGTATGTTGAAGAGACATTTTTAATGAACATCTATGAAATAACTTTAGAAATGCATGTTGTTACCGGAGATAGTAAAGAACAAAATATTGCAATGTCTCGCATAAATTATATGATAGAAGACTGTTTTCAAAATTGTGTATTTGTCCACCAAACTGAAACTGCGGTTATTGAAAAATATATTGCAGCAAACTTAAAAGTTTCTACTACTCCAGATGAGCCATATGATCAGTTACTGGCTATATTATTATTAACTAAATTAAATATAATTACTGAAGGAAGATTGTTGATAACTGATATAACTTTAAGTTCTGGATTGAGTGATGGTGTTGAATTTTTATATAGTCCTGCACTAGAACATACTCCATTAACAACTGGTATTTTCAATTGGTGGAACGAACTGAATACTAAAATTGTTGACTTTCCAAAAAGAGAAACTAAAAAGGAAAAAATAGTTAAATTGGTCAAAAAAACAAACGATTGGGCTCATTTAAATTTAGAATGGCAAGAAAAAACATTACCCACATCTCAAATTATTTTTACTGACAAATAACCAAATACATTGCTTTTCATGCAGACTTGTGTTAATATTAACAAATGAAAATAGATAGATATGGGCAATCAATTTTAAATGAGTCGGATTTGTGTCATTTATTTTTAAACGACCCCACTAAAATTTTTAATAATGTAGTACTAGTAGATTCTCCGATAGAATTTAACGAATGTTTGACAATAGAGAATATACCTGATTTAAAGGTATACACTGAATTAGATTTATCAGTAACCCAGTTTGATTCTATATGCCAAGCAACTTGGTTTATGCCAAAAGAATATTATAGTATGGATATTGCTAAATGGGTATTAGAACAATGTACTTCTGAACCTGAGTTGCAACGAGCCGGCGAAGAATTAATTATGTTCCAAGAACGAGATATGTTTACATTATTACAATATTTAAAATATCTAGTTGATGTTATGCGTAAAAATAATATTATATGGGGAGTGGGTAGAGGTAGTAGTGTATCTAGTTTTGTATTATTCCTAATAGGAATCCACAGAATAAATAGTTTACATTATCAATTGTCAATTGATGAGTTTTTAAAATAAAGGAAATATATGTCAAAGTATAGAACAGCACAGGGTAAATTAGTTGATATGAGTGCGCTTCAAGCAAAAAACGAACGTACTAGAGCCGTAGGAAATATGAAGGTCAATGCCAGAGGTGATACCATTGATTCTAATGGGAAAGTTATTGTCCCTGTGACCACTAAGGTAAATTCTATATATTCAAAAACGGTAGGCAATAAATCGGCTAACAAATTACGAGAGCAGATACATGTGGATGCCCCGATTGCACAAAACGTATTAAATGAGACATTAACTGTTTCGGAGCGTGAATTAGAAGATGCATTAGAAGATGATATTGCAGTTGAAAAAATTAAAGCTATGGATGTGAAAAAATAATATGGAAAAGAAACTAGCATTTGCCCCTCATAAAATACGATCATTAACTCCACTTAATGATACAATATTAGTAGATGAGATGAAGTTTGACGAGAGAATTACGTCAGGTGGTATTGTATTGTTAAATGATGATATGAAAAGTGCAGGAATTCGCCCAAGATGGGCAAGAGTTTACGCTATTGGACCAAAACAAACCGATGTTCAAATTGGGCAATATGTCCTAATTACTCACGGT